TTCTCCATGTTCTTGGACATCTCAGAACCACGTTTTACGTCAGTCACCATGTACGAACCCTTGGGTGGTGTCTTGTGACCTTGCTCGTTCTTGAAGTCGCCCTTGTTGTCAGCCGCCATTATGGTGTTGCGAACACGGGCTTTGTCACGCGCCACGTTCTCACTGATTTCTTGACCCTTCTTAACCTTGGGGCCAACGTTGGAGTGCGTCACATGGTAGCCATTCTCAGGATCATGCAACTCATTGGTCTTACCGTATGAATTGGCAATAATTGGTGGTTTGTCGTCTACTTTACGTTGTTCATTTAAATGACGAATGACATGGCGTGAAGACACGTCAGTTTCATCCACAACGTTAGGACGGAACAAAAGTCGTTGATTACTTTTGTCTGCTTTGTTTGCCGCATCACGCATTGATCCTGTATGAGCCAGAATCCAATCGCGTGTCATCTTGGGATCGTGCTTGGCTTGTTCGTGTGTTGCACGACGAACAGCCGCATGCACGTACTGTGATTCGGCATTGGGTGCAAAGCATGTACCACGGCTAGTGTCGATCACACCCTTTGAGTCTTTACCGCCACCACAACCCTCTGTTTGACCGGGGCAAGTGTTGATGATGTGATGCTTTTCATTCTTGCCGTGTCCAGATGTGTACAGTGCATGACCTGCCACACCCTTAGAAGCAAATCCAACGTGAGTACGACCCTCTTCGTCCGTCTCATGACGCACAGTATCCAACTTCTCAGACTCGTCCAGCGTGTTGTTCTTGGAACCCAAGTGTTTAGCGGCTCGCAAACGTGCAGTCGCTTCTTTCTCTGAGGCTAACTGGTCTTTGAGTGGCTTGGCAAAGTGATCCTCAAGTGTTTCTTTATGGATCTTGCCAGTTTGACCGATGCTCAATGGATCACGGTTCTCAGAACCATAAACTTCAGCACGTGCTTTGTTAATGTCTTTAAGACCCGGAACCACAACTTTATTGCCTTTTTTATTGATCCAACTGCGACCATGAAGCATATGGTGTGGGATCACAATACCAGTCACTCCGCCAGCGCCTTCAGCTTTAACCAAAATGCGTTTGGACGGCGCTTTCACCTCTTCTTCATCATCATCGTCGTCGCTTGCCACTGGTGCTTTTTTCTTAGCCGCTAACTCAGCTTTCATCTCGTCAACTGACTTAGCGCTACCACCCTTAGCCAAGCCTTGGGGCTTCATAGCCGCCATTTGCTGTCCTTGGGGGGTCATGCTCAAAATGTTGCTTGCGCTTTCCGTAGGTGCCATCTGACGCATCAATGGCATACCGTCCATAGGTGGCTTGTCTTCCATAGGCGTTTGACTCATGCCTTGCTGACCAGATGGATTGGGCATCAATTGGTGACCGGGCTGTTGTTTACTCATGTCTATACCACCAACAGGTAAGCTACCCTGAGACGTATCAATACCGCCTACAGGCATCTGACCAGCGTCAGGGCTACCAGCGGTAGGCACATAAGCTTTAATTCCCATGCTAGGTGCTTCATTTGCTCCTATGGATTGCAACTGAGACAGACCTTTAAATCTGTTCATCATCTGGGCTTTGATTTGTTCAATAGGTAACACAGCGCCTCCTTCGGCTTTATGGACGATACCACCACGCATGTATTGTGGCAGTCCTTCTTTCAAAATGCTTGTGCGCATCTGGTCGTTGATGGGGAAATGATGGACAGTTTTGGTTTTTGCTGGGTCTTCATATGTCATCTCCCCAACTTGCAATCTGTTTGCTGATTCAGTTTCAATTGGCATTTGACCAACTTGAACGCCATGTGGCTTACCTAACTTGTTCAAATATGTTGGGATCATCTTATCGTAGAAGCCCTTCATACCCTCACCACCAGTGACAATGTTTGCACCACTAATCATTCTTTCACCCATAGGGTTTGGTGGTGTTGAAAGCAATTGATTGGCGGGTTCTTTGCCAATGTATTCTTTTAACTTGTCTTCATTGACGGCGTCGTCTGCAACTCGATTGCCCTGTTTGTCAAATGCTTTGAAATAGTACGGGTGCGATGTTTGGTTTGGATATGGATTTGGCACCAACATAACCGAGTCAATGTGCCTACTCAACTTGTATCGGTTTGCTTGCTCGTCACCGGGCGTAATCACCATGCCGTCATAGCCATTCTTAGCGGCGTGGTGCAACGCATGCTTGAGCGCCATCTCGTGCCATGACTTTTTGAACGGGGCGTCAGGAACTTTGTCCGAAACTTCTATCATGGCATTTTGCAACTGCTCATATTTTGCAACTTCAGTTGGATCCATACCCTTCATCGTCGCATACATAGCCAAATTTTGATTTGGGTTTAATCCATATTTTTTTGCAAGTTCTTTTGAGTAAGCTTCAAATTCATTATGCCTTTGCATTTCATTTGCAGTATCTCGGTAACCCTTGTCGCGTCCAGCTTGGTGCCAGTCAGACTGTACCTCTTCAAGGTGCAACAGCTTCTCACCGTTAGGGCCTGTACGATCACTCATACGCAGATGCGCTAGCACATTGGGATCGTTACCCCAATGGCTTGACTGAAAGTCTTCTTGACCTTTTGCATTAAACGCTCTCATATCGGCATCGTATTTGGCAGGATCTGAATACTTGCTTGCGTCTGGTCTGCCTCTCGGAAGCTTTAGCAATACCTCGCGGTAGTTCTTCCCACCGGGCAACTGGTACTTCTCATACTGAGACGCTGGGTTTGTACGTCGTATCTCGCTAGGAATAAGGCTCTCTACCTGACTAAATTGTCTCTCGGTCAAGTCATCTGCGTTGACACCAAACATCTCTTGAGATACACGATTCCAAACTTCGTCTTCATCTTTTGGAGTGCTTTCGCCTTTGATCTTCTCTTCAAGCGGTGGCAACGAATGCTTCTTCAGGTGCTCAAAAAATTGCGCCTTGGTCATCTTCCCTTCAGGTATAGGGATCTTGCGGTCAGCGATCTCCTCAGCCTTATAACCGGGTCGCTTTGATAACTCCGCCATGAATTCAGCACCAGTTCCTTTGTTGCGTGGCATCTCAAGAGCCGCCTTCTCTAGCGGTGAGTACAAGCCATGACGATTGATCAACGCTTGACGCATCTGATCTACGGTCGGCTCTACCTTGCCACCTTCGGCTTTGTAGTTCACATACTCTTCAGCTTTAAATTCATCAGGGGCAATTAAGCCTTGAGCAGATCCGCCCTGAGCAAAGCCAAACGTCTTCTTAGCAAACGGTTCAGTGCGCGGTAGATCAGCCATGCCAGCCTTCTTGTTGATGCGAGCTACCTCAGCATCAGACAGCACCTTGTTGACCTTCATAGATCCACCGATTAACCAATTGCCCGTCATGTTGGGGTTGGTCTTATATCGATAGTGTCCGCCCTTGGGGATCTGGTCTGTGATGTGCGCCTTCACTGGGATAAGCTTGCCCTGAGCATTGGTGCCACGCTTGGTCGCCTCAGCTTGCCAATCCACGTCATCAGGCATCTCTACCTCAGCCCATGCATGGTTAGCAGGGCGGCGATCTGGTGCCGTAACGGATGGATCAGACTTCTCACCAATGTGGGTAGCCATAGGTAGGTCACCAGCATGCCAGCCGGGTCTATACGCCAGAGCGCCAATCTTTGACTTGACCTTGCCGTCCTTCATGTCGCCCTCTTTGGCGTCCACCCACTTGTTCATCTCAACTGGGGTGTTGGCGTCTACGAAGAGTGGGAACAGTTTTCCGGGGTGATCCTTGTGGACACGGAACAGCTTGTACGCCTTAACGGTGTTCTTGGGTTCTTTTGCTACTGATCCACCCTTGGCTTTGTTCTGGGGCTTCTCTTTTTCTTTGTACATACGCGCCAACTCCATTAGGTCATTGGCACTCAATGCGGCATTCGTTGGAGCTTTGTCAATCACTGCGTCCTTAAACCTTTCAGGCAACCTCTTCATCGCCTGACTTGCAATCTCTTCTGGTGCGCGTGGCACATACGGTGCTGGTGGTGGCAACGTGTACGTATAAGGCTCGTCAAACTTTCTTTTGTTTGGGACGCGAATGCCCCAGCCAATTGGATTCCTAATTATCTGACCAGTCTGTTTCTCTGGTGCAAATATAGCCTTGGCTGTCTTAGCCGCTGAACTCAAGCCACGAGCAATAGGTGCGGCAAATGTCTCAGGGTAGCTACCCTCAAGCCCTTGTTGCTTTTCCAAGTACTCACGGTACTTTGGGTTTGACATGTCGCGCTCTTCAAGCACACTGAAATACTCGTCAGTCGATCCACCTTTTGCCAGTGCTAGGCGCATCTGTTCTATTGTAGGTTCCACTGCTCCACCTCTTGCTTTGTGTATTACCTGACGCGACACGATGCCGTGACCGACGTCGCGCTCTTCCTCGTACCTCACAGGGTCATGCATGGGGTACAAATGTTTGGTCGGTGTGTTGATGTCAAACCGCGATCCCTTAGGGACTCTATGCTCGTCCTCCATCGCACGGAACTGCTTTTGGTTGACCACCTTGGGTTCACCCACCGTAACCTCACCAATAGCCTTAGCCTTGCCTTCACCAGTGCGGACAATTGCCACCCTCTTACCAACGTATGGGCGCAGTGTATCGCTGTTGCGTGACTCAAGTGTCTTATGCCCATCGACGATCATGTCAGCGAACCTCAGCCCTGCCTTGGTATCGCTCGCTACATTGATGCCCATAGGGGGCTTGCTTGGGGTCATGGAATGTCCTTCATGAGTGCCACGTATTATGCCTTCACCATCATGTCACGTCCACACTTTATGCATTGTAAGTTTCGTGTCAGGTGGAGTTGTTGCCACTTAGACTGCATATGGGTTGATCTTGCCTTGTGCTCGTTTGTTGTACTCGTCGGCGTCATAGATGTCGTCCTCATCGTAGTCGTCGCGTGGTGGGGCGTCTATGCTGATCCACCCTGCGTCACGCATGTACCGCAATCCCTGTGAGATGCAGTCAACAAACTCGTCATGCGCCGTCTCAGGGAATGAGCAGATCTGACTCACCATGCCTTCAGCCCAGTCCCTCACAAACCCCTTGCGCTTACTGCTCTCAGGCACCCACACACGCCCTGCGCGGATGATGTTAGCCACAATGCTTAGGCGCTGGGTCTTGTCCGCTCTGCCGGGGTTATATCCAATCACGGGCAGGTGCGCACGTTGCAAGTCTTGGATCAGGGATATGCCAGCGGCTTTGTCCTCCACCAGCAATAGGTCAACGCGCTTCTTCTCTTTGCCTTCACCGTATACCGACTCGAACTCGTCAATAATCTTGGGGCGCAGATCTGGGTATGTCAGCTTCTCTTGCCAACAGTCGATCACCATGACGCACATGCCGCCATCCAGTGGCTTGTATGCGCCTAGCGTGATGCAACCAGTGGGGTCGTTAGCCTCACCGTCTTTGTAGCCACAGTCGTAGCTCTGGATAATGAACTCGAATTTGGGGAACGGTTTGTTGTTAGGCCACAGCTTGAACCATTCCCTCTTGACGATACCGCCCTCTTCTGGGTCTATGATTTCTGCGTGGATCTCTTGCCTTCCGAGATTTGTACCCTCATACTGGAGGATCTGCTTTTGGAACGACGGCGCCAAATTCTTCATGTTGCTGTACGTGCTGGCGCGGGTGATCACCACGTCGTCACCCTCACGCTCAATCAACTCCATCACCACCTCTTTGGGTTTTGGAGTCGTCGAGCATATAAGCTTAGTGCGCTGGCCCAGTCGGATGCCGAACTGAATCATGTCCCATGACTCGCGCAGGTACTCCCACGCCGCTAGCTCGTCCAGCCACCCACCGTGGAACTGTGGCCCCCTGAAGCGCTCTGGCTCCGAAGCAGGGATACCCTTGATGAAGCTCCCATTGATCAGGTGGATCTCATGCAGGCTGGAGTTGTACTTCTCAATCAGGACTGGTGGAATGATCTTGATAAGCCCTGAGTCACCTTCAAAGCAAACCCCTTTAAGGTCACCCGACGTGGGGGCTGACACCAGCCATCGTGTGTTGGGTTGCTCCCATGCCCACCATGCAAGTGTTTCAGCCGCCGCTCGCGACTTGCCGGCACCCCTGCCAGCTAAAATTAACCAGCAACTCCACCAGTCACCCGGTGGCTCCACTTGGTGCTTATGCGCCTGCTTATGAAGCCACTTCAACTGCCAGTTGACCACCGCCTGCTCAGTCGGGTGTAGCTCCTCAAAAGTCTTCTTGGTCTTGGGGTCAGCCAAGATTTCATCAAGTGCGCTCATTCAGCTTGGCGTTGCATCTTAATTGACTTAAGCAACTCGCCGAACACGCTCACGTTGTGCTCGATCACTAATGGCCTGTTGTCGTCACCCACATGCTCCTGACGCGCCAACTTGGGGATGTGGTACTCCACCACCGATTGGAACATGTCAAACGCTTTGGCTGGGTTTGGCGGCACAACGTACTCAGCACCGTCTGGTGTCTTCACACCCTCGGCAACTTTGTCGAGCCATCCAGTGAGCCTGTGAGCGTTTCCATCAACAAATGAGGCTATGGCCTGTCGCGCCTCCGTTGACGCCTTGTTGGGCGTTCCAGCTACCCTGCCGCCTGTTTTCTTGCCTTCCATGTCATGCTCCTCTAAAGTCGTCTACAGTAGACTGTACGTTAGTATTCGCTAACATTCTTGATGTGATTTGCATATATGTCCTTTCACGCAATTGTTTCAGCGCATTCATACGGACATGAG